CAAGGTTCCATAGATCAATTGGTTAGATCGCTACCCTGTCACGGTAGAGGCTACGGGTTCAAGTCCCGTTGGAATCGCAAGCTTAAGTGGGCCCCGAGGAAATTAGTACAAAACGGACATTTAAGAAACTATATAAATAATCTCAGAAAATTTAATTACGACAGACTTGCTTTTTTCCCAGTTTTTTGCTACAATTAATTTATGACTACCACAGGAGAAAAATAATGGAACAATTCATAGATACACTAGCAGAGCACATTACAGGTGCTATCCAACAAGAAATAGCAGAAGAACTATTTGACCAATGGTCTTACAATAATTTAGAGGAAGGTGAGGACTATGCAGAAAACAAATTCATGCAATACGCCTCAGATGAATTAAAGCAACAGTATAACGAATACTATGGGTACATAGAGGGAGATGAATTCCTACTATGATTACCTCTCAAGAACTAATTGATTATATGTATGACGATAACCTAATACATTTTGACGACAGAGATACATCAGATGATTGTGATTGCCACATTCATATAACACTACAAACTATGATTAAATATATGGAGGCAATTGAATGCTAGGTTATACCATTGATGATTTAGATAAGATGAGCAATGCTGTACACAATGCATACAAGCATATCATTGACCCTGATGATAAAGAGGGTATTTTAATGGCACAACAATTTCTCCAGGGCCTATGGGCAGAAGGGTACTTTGACTAATGACACTAGACGATGTATTAGATAAGATTGAGGCTATCATTGATAGTACTCATTCTGTTGTATCCCCGCTAAAAATGGATCACTGCAAGTACTGTACCACTTGGCTTACTCTGACAGAGGAGTTAAACTAATGTGGACTAAATATGATTATCTATGTACTGACTGTGATGCTCTTATTGAGGTCACTACCCTGCAAGATCTGAGACGAGATGTCTATGGCTCTTGTCCCTGTGGATCTAATAAGACAATTAACATTGGGGTAGGAGATGCCTCTCGCCATGAAGAACCTGTGACGAACATCACACCTGTCAGACTTGTCAAAATCAACAGCAACCCCTATAATTGATATATGGACCTAAATACATTAAGAGAGTATATAAAAATTCACCTAATTTCATTGGAGCAAGATGTTGAGGACGCTAACAATGATATTCCTATTAGTGATGATGAGCACTATGAAGCAGACCTTTATTACGAGGGAGCAATCGCTACCTGTGAACACCTATTGGAGTATATAAATGGATAATCTAACATTAGAGCCGCACCTACAACGTATGGTAGACGCAGGGGTATCAGGAACAGACATCCTGCACGGAGAGCTTAAGAACCTTATGCTAATGGCAGAGCAAGAACTAGCAGAGGCTAGCGAACGTGAGCAGGAAACAGAAGAGGCTATGGACTCTATGGTACGCACAGAAGCAGAAGGAAGACTAGACGCCTTAGTAGCAGTATATAATCTAACATATGCCTTGTCCTTTGCTATCTCTGACCGTATGAAGTTGACAAACCAATAGGGTTGCTGTAAAATTATATTAAACCACCAAATAGAAAGAGACCGCCATGCCAAACTGGGTATATAACGGATTAACCATTGAGGGTAATCCTGATTCCGTAAAGAAGTTAATGGAGCAGATGAATACACCATTCGTTCGTGTCCATGATAACTGGAGCACTGAGACACAGCAAATGCAAAAGCAACAGGTGACATATCCAAACCCTGTCTTTGCTTTCTGGAACATTGTTAAGCCTACTAATCTAGAGGCATATGATGGTCCTCAACCAACCAACACAGACTTAGCACAAGCAATGCGATTTGAGTCAGACCATTGGTACGACTGGAATGTTCGTAACTGGGGTACCAAGTGGGATGTAGCCGTCTCATCTGTTGATACTCATCCTGATACATACATGGAAGATACTGTTAATGGTGAGAACCATGTCGTCTACTATAATTTTAATACCGCTTGGTCTCGCCCAATGCCTGCACTAATTAAACTATCTAATCAGTACCCTGACTTGCTATTTACTTTATCATATGAGGAAGAAACTGGCTGGGGTGGAGAGTTAGAACTCTTGCGTGGAGAAATTATCTCAGAATCAGAATATGACAACATGTGCCGTGAATGTGACGGTACATACGAAAACAGTGAACTTGTTGAATGTAGCGACTGCGGATACCATCTATGCCCACACTGTGGCTGGAGCAATGATATGTGTGAGACCCACCAAAAGACCTATGAGGAGAAGCATGCCTAAGACTACTTATCTTATTGAACTATGTGTTGATGAAAAATGGTATGAGGCCATTAGCACGCTAACCGCTGATGTATACGAGGATGAAGTATGCGAATGGGTCAGGGTACAGGCAGAGACTGAGACTGATGATCAAGACTGTGAGAACTGTGAAGAGAACCCTAAAGAGCACCCTGAAGGCAAGTGGTGTACCTCCTGCAGGGATGACTTTAAAGAGTCAGATGAGGACGACGAATGAACTGGACACAATTGACACTATTTGATATACTGGAAGAAACTACTACAAAAGGAGAAACACCATGGGAGCAAGAATAAATTTTGTATTTAAAGACGCAGAGGCTGCTGTAGGGGAGCCCACATCATCTGTTGTACTTTACAGCCACTGGGGCCAGGACGGATGGGAAGTTGACATTGCCAAAGCTTTAGAACATGCCAAGCCCCGCTGGAATGATTCATCATACGGGACCAGAATGATTATTAGTTATCTTATTCAAGATAGCATTCTAGACGAAACGGGTTTTGGAATCTATTCAATCCGTGGAACTAACTATGACCTGGGGGAGCAGACAGTGGTTATTGATTTTGTTAATAAGACTGTTACTGATAACGTTCCCGTCAAATGGGATAAGTTTATCCAAGCATATTTACCTGAGCACGCAGTAGTATAATCATACTGCAACGGGGGAGTGCGATTTGTGGTGGGTTGCGCTCCCCCCTTATTTTTGATACAATTAGGTAAGGGAGAACCATGAGAAAAAAACTAATCACAAAAGAGGAAAAGGTAGCAATCCAACTATCCAATGTCTTAGCAGACCTACGCCTTGACCTTGACATGGTAGGCAAGTATTTGGTACAATTATCACCTAATGTAATTTATAATCGTTTAATCGTAATCGCTGACTCAGCCCAAGCAGAAAAGGAACAACAGTATGACCACTACCAATACAGACTATTCTAAAAAGATAGAAATCTTAAATGACATTTGGCTTAACCATTCCGATAACGAATTTTTTGAGTATTTTATTGAGACTAATGACTTAGGTTTACCAATGGCTCACTTTATTTTTCAGGGTATAGTAGAGTCCACCCCATTAGCAAAAGAACTAATAGATCAATCATTTGCTGACCTATTAGAATTGTTTGAGTATGAGGACGAAGGCTTTGAGGCACTAACTGATTTTTGGGGTTTTGCATAAAATCTTTCATAAATAAAAGCTGACTTGACAAAAGCCCCTTCGGGGCCCCGAGAGATTTTTATCAAACCATAAAACCTTATTACGATCAAACCTTTTCTTTCCCCAAATTTGACATTACGAGCAACCAAAAAATTTTCCAGATTCATGGATATTACGACAGCTGTAGAATTTTCCAGATTCTAGCATATCAAACCTTCTTTGTCAAACCATGTTATAATAATCTTATGGGAAGAAACTATTTTTCAAAGCATGGTGGACCTTACTTTAAGAACGATGGGTTCTCTCAACACTCTCATTCCCATGATGATCCACATGATATCAAACCAGACTATGTATCTATCTTTATAGCTGTAGGGTTTGTTACTATGACAGTTTCTTTACTTATAGTAACCATACTTCTTTAGATCCCCCGCCATAACGCATCAAATAATCCTGTTAGACATTACGATCAACGCTTTAGCGTCCCCGTTTTTGACGGGGGATATATATAAACCATACACCAAATACCCCCTATAGAATAACAAACCTTTTCTCCTGGTTTTGGATATGTTATTAAATATTATCAAACCTTTCTATTATATTATTGGACATTATGGGCAATTTTGTATATGTTTTTATATAGCTTTTAAACTATAAAGGTTTGACAAATAGAGGTTTGTATGATATGATCCATGCCAGATGTGAGGTTTGAAGAAAGGTTTGTAAGGTTTGAAGGTTTGGTATGTGAGGTTTGAAAGCCGTGGACATTACGACGCCATCTATAAAAGTGCTCAATTCTCCACTATCCTCCACTTCCCTCCACCCAAACCATATATTAAAAATATCAGTAAGATCTAATTGTGGATAACCTGTGGATAACTATGTGTAAAACACTAATTTACGCTATCCAAATTATCGTTTCTACTGTGGATAACTTCTATATTGGTTTGCATATAGATGTGTATTTCAAAAACGGTACAGCTCTTTGGCTATGGGGCATATCCTCAAAGCCAGGTGTTATTACCTGGTGTATTTACTATAGGGGTAATGGGGTCTTTCTTGACATACCGTTCAAAATTTAAACAATGCTATAATTGATGAAAAGAAGGAGCAACAATGGCATTTCCAGTAATATATGATTTTGATTGTTATGAGGGCGATACTCATACATTTAATGTTGTTGTAAAAGGTTTAAATGACACCAACTTCCTTGCACTTGCCAGAGCTGGAACAACTTATACATTTTCAATTGCTAACGAAAGAAGTGCAAGTGCCTCTTTTAAAACTACTGGATATATCATAGCTACTACAGACTTAATTTCATGCACTATAAGTGGATCTCTTACTCCTGGGCAATACGTATATTCTGTTAGACAAAATCAACCAGCCTTTGGTGGCGGATTAGCCCTAGTCTACACCTTTGTTACAGGAACAATAACTGTTAAGAGTAAGGTTCCATCAATTTGAAAACAATAGAAGTTAACCAAGCAATACAAACCATTACAGTTTATATAATTGCAGATACAGTATCTGCAAAACAAAATGTTCCAGTTATTACTGCTTATCAGTATTAATATATACTTTATTTGACTTCCCCGCAAAAATAGGGTATGCTTGTTTTATGAAGAAAAACGAATGCCAAAAATGTGAGATGAGTCACAAAGATCCCATCTTCTGGGATACTCATCAAACCATGTCAGATGGAAGGATCTGGTGTACTAAATGACACATGATGAATTATTAGAGGCTACAAAAAGCTCAACCTATATGAACAGTAGAACCCTAAACCATCCATATATAGTTATACGTTCTGTCCTGGAATTACATAGGCCACAAGAAATAACTTTGCCTAACGGTGAATGGGGAACAAATTGTATGGAATGTGATGAATGGTCATATCCTTGTCCAACTATTAGGGCTATTCAAAAGGAGTTAACATGAAAGTAGATTACGATAAACCACTCCCAATGTATATTTTTGAGTCATGTATTGATTGTGGCAGGTTCACTAGAACCAAAAGCAAAACCAAACTAACCCTATTTATGATGGATCATTATGGTATGAATGGCATTAAGCGTTGTTCTCATAAGTGGTATGGTAAATTTGTATATACCCTGCTAAATTGGAAATATAGAAACTATTGAGACATAAAACAGAACCTAAACATGGTACTCGCTCTGGTTATGATTGGCATAGACGTGATAGGAAAGAAGATCCCTGCATACCCTGCCAAGAAGCCGAAAGAGGCTATTGGAAGAATCAGAGAGTCATTCGTAAGGATCAAATAAATACATTACGAAAGGACTGGAGATTTCGCACTCCTAATGCTCGTAGGCATTTTCGTAGAAACAATACAGAGCCAGGCAATTATTCAGATGCAGATGTACTCTCAGCATATGGTTTAGACTGTCATATCTGTCAAACCCCAATAGATTTAAACGCTCCAAGAAAAGTAGGGCAGGATGGATGGGAGAAAGGTTTGCATATAGATCATGTCTATCCTTTATCAAAGGGTGGTTTGGATACCCTTGAAAATGTCAAACCTTCTCATGGAAAATGTAATATTATTAAATGGGCAACGTTGGGATAGTAACCAATAGTGCTCCTTTGGAGCATGAGGTGGTATGATACCTCTATTTTCCGCCGAACTTAAAAGAATATGATAAAATAATGCAATGAATAAGTTTGAGTCATCATATAGTAAGTTTATGGGTTACAAGGTAGCGTGTAGCAAGTGTGATCAGCTATACTTTAAGCAAAACGATGAGCCTTTTATTTGTCTCAGTTGTATAGATTAGTATCTTTGTATCCCCAGATACCTCTAAATTCCCTATCTTCTGATTTAAAACCACCTGTTACAGCATGAGCCAATTTAAATAGGTCTGGTATAACCAAGTCTCCTTGTTGCCATTTATGAACTATTCTTATGTCTTCATTTTCCATAATGATCTTTTCTATTTTTCTTATTAATAATTTAAAATAATCCAAAGATTCTTGAGATGGATTTTCACCTTTATAAGAAACCAAAGGAATTATATGAGGATCTGGCAGTATCATGAACCTAATAATTGGCTGACCAGTTAACCAGTGTGTATTAATAATTGGATGTTCATCTGAAAGGTTTGTGTCTTCACTTAGAAATCTAGATGACATCTGTGATTTTTTAATAAATTCTGGCTCAGTTACTACGCTGTCAATAAGAAATTGTTTCTCTTCATCTGAAAGCATTTCAAATACTACCCCTGTGTCTACAAAATATGTCTTTCCATTCTCTGGATTAGTTTTAAAATTATACATATTCCAAGTTGAAGCGACAATTGGATTAAGATAGTATGTATGCTCAATGTGCCATTCCACGATTATATCGTCTGGACCAGATACAATGTCAGACTTGCGTACATGATTCTCTACATATTCGCTTGTATTATCAAGGTATCTCCACCCCATAAGCTTTCCAATTTTTGCTCCAAAATCAAACTGCTCTTCTTGGGTTAGATTGGCATTTCTAAAACATATTACAGAGTCATTAATAAATTTATTCTTGTAATATTCTATATTATTTATTACGCTTTCAACTCCAGGAAACTCTATTGGTTCTACGATTATCATTTATATATCCCCTTAAATATTATATTTGTCCATTACAAGGATCTGTTAGCCTATGTGATATAGAATGTCCGCAAGGTGATATGCCTGCTCTACAATGACAATCAAGTCTAGTTGGTTCTTTTGCTACAGCAGTATCAATAACATTACATATCTTATTAATTAAATGTGCTGTAAATACCTCACATGGACAAATGCCTTCTTTGCTGCCATCTTGGTCGTTACAGAAATTAGGATCAATCATAGACTCATCAAAAACTTGTACGAATTCAGAACTTTTGTTGCACATATAACAGATTAAACCCTTATCTGTAAGTGCTGTTATATTATTACCACACTGACATCTATATATGTTATACATACATTTAGTATATCATATTTGACATTCTTCTAATCTTGATGCTATAATAAAGTATAGTTCAGGTTCCTATAATGGATCGTAGAGCAGTTTCCGAAACTGACAATGTAGGTCTGATTCCTGCACCTGAAGCTATGCTATTAAAAAAGGATAATAAATGAGATATACGTATAACATTGATATTGCTAAAATGGAAGAAGTTTATTTTAGCCATACCCAGCAAAATTTCTTTGCAAATGATGAAGAGCGTAAAAAGTTTAATGCTGACCTTATAGTTGAAGCAGAAAACGAAGAAGAATCTGAAAAGATGAGAATGGGAATGACTGATATTACAATGTGGTCATTAGTCCATACTGAGCAATAGTCTTGACATGAATCAAATTATATATAATTCTTTTCCTAGGTCTGGTAATGTTTATGCTGGATATGTTGGGTCTCACATAATTTGGAGTAATTATGCAACTGTTCATATACCGCAAATTTTTGGGACCAAAGATCTAGACATGATAAGTATTTTTAGAAAGCCTGAAGATGCAATAGCATCATTGATTAATAAAAGACTTGAGTCTAATAAACACATTACAGTAAGCATTGAAGGCATACAGCGTCAATCTAAAAACCTTCGTGATGAATATAAACAATACTTGGATGGCGCAGTGATGCATAATAAATCTACATATATAATTAACTTTGATAGTTTAATTAATAATCCTGTAAAACATTTTGTTGATATATCTAATAGATTTAAAAAGCCTCTATTAAAAGATTACGAAGAGTCATTCAACTCACTAACATTTTCTGGAAAACTCTGGGAAGATCAATATGATGGACATGTGCCTAGAGAAAAAGATGCTACTAGACTATTCATAGAAGATGTAGTTGGATCTATGGAATGTATAAGACATTTAAACGATGAATATACATCTTTTATTAAAGAATATGAGAGCTATAGTCCTTTGATTTAATATAATCTATTGATTATTTAGAGTATGGTATGATATATCTATGAAATCAGGAAAATGCTTTTATTGTCAAAAAGATGCCACACACTTTGATACAGTCGTAAACAATAAAGACTATATAGTAGCAGATGTCTGTCTGGACCATTTGGCCGTAGGGTTATCGTCCTAATAGGGTGTGACACATACCCATGATACCAATTTTATCAATACCCGTTTTAAATAGGTATGACTTGTTAGATGAAAACCTAAGTTTGATAGACTATCCCATTAAAGAAATATTAATTATCAATAATGGCAAAGAAATATACGAGCCAAAAAGAAAAGATTTAAATGTAAGAGTGCTTAACCTTCCATCTAATTTGGGCATGTCTGGATCATGGAACCTTACAATTAAGCTTTATCCTCATGAAAAATACTGGATGTTTTCTTCTGCAGATACACATTGGATTCCAGGCTCTTTAAAAAAATTACATGAAATTAGTGGAAAATCAAAAATGATTTGTAGCAGTGAAGGTTTTAGTTGTTTTTCTGTTGGTGAAGAGGTTGTTAGACAAATTGGACTATTTGATGAATACTTTTATCCATACGTGCATGAAGATGACGATTATCGTGAAAGATTATTTATCCATAATAATAAAAATAAGTTTCCATATTTAGAGTTTCTTAACAAAGCAGTAGATGTTTCTGTTCCGCATGGAAGTGCCCAAACAATTAAGAGCGATCCACTTCTTTTGCAAAAATCTAATGAAACATATACTAAAAATAAAAAGTACTTAGAATTAAAAAAATCTCAAAATTTTGAAATAATGGGTAATTGGGATATAGATGTAAGAAGGAATCAAGAATGGCTACAATAGGAGTTTTACCAGCATCTGGTAGATCATCAAGAATAGGTGGAATTCCAAAGTTTTGTTTACCAATATCAGATGAAAGATCATTGTTACAATGGCATGTTGAACAGATGCTTGAGGTTTGTGATGAAGTAAGAGTATCAACAAGGTCTGAATGGGTTCCAATTGTACAGAACATGGATATGAATGTTAAACTTATTGTTCTTGAGCCATCAACAATGTCTGATGCTATAAAATTTATGGTGGGAGATTGTAATGATACGGTTCTTGTTGGTATGCCAGACACCTACATACACAATACACACAAAAATATTTATAAAGAAATGCTTACGGTTGATGGAGATTTGATTTTAGGAACATGGGAATGCACTGATGATATAAAAGGAAGGGTAGGACAAGTCCTGCTGTCTGGCAATAAAGTTATTGGATCAAAGGATAAGTCTGCCGATTGTGACTATAAGCATATGTGGGGCACAATGTTGTTTAGAAAAAACCTGGTAAGATATATAGACCCAGAGTTAGAACACCCAGGAAAGCAAATACAAGAGTGGATTAATATGAATTTAAACATCAGGTCTGTAAGTCCTGGCGGTAAATATATGGACATAGGTACGCTTAATGGTTTAAAGCAACTATATAAAGAAATGGATAAAGACTAAATGGCAAATAAATACCCTAATGAGGATTACCTCAACAGGAATGTTTCTGAACTATATGATATATGGGAATCAAGAAAAGAATACATAGAAAAAGATTTATGGGTAATTAGAAACTTTTTGTCAGAAGAAGAAATAGAATGGCTCAATAAAGAAGCAAATGATCCAAATGGTTGGTACGACCTAATGAGGGCTACATATTGCGGTAACATTAAAAATAAATTCTTGGGCTATATTCCAGACTATAGTGAGGATGGCATGATGCTTGTTCCTACAGAAAATTCAAGGTGGGGCTATAGAGAGCCCGTAGGATTCTTTGAACCAAGGTTAGAAGCTGTAATGCCAAAATATTTTGGTGGAGGTGGAGCATTGCAATCATTTTTTGAAGTTCCTGATGAACAAATAATTGCAGAGCTTGGCAGAGATGTAGATTATGCTATGGGGTGGCATTATGAAAGAGATGATAGTGACGAAGAAGAGCAGCAAAAAACAATTGTAGAAAATTCAAAAACTCAAAACAAAAAAATAACTAGTCAAGGAAAAATATCAGCATCACTAAGTGTTTATATTAATGATAACTTTGATGGTGGTATCTTGGAGTTTAAAAATAAAGAGTATTCTATAAAGCCAGAGGTGGGGATGCTTGTCAATGTTCCTTTATATAAAGAGTTTGAACATAGAGTTACAAAGGTTACTAATGGCAACAGGCATACAATATATGGAAGATGTTGGGATTCTGGAGATGGTAAATATTTCTCTACTAATGAGGACTGTTAATCTTGACATATTTGCGTTACCTTGATATACTTATAATATGAAAGAACCACGTATTATGCAGATGGATTGGAAAGCTTTAGGATATGAAAGAGAGTACAAAAATGGACGACTCAGATGGGTTCCTCAGAATGTCACAGAAGATAAACAAGACAAAGATACTTCCTCTTAGATGGTTTGGCAATGCCTGTAGTGGTATTGCTATTAGGAGTTTAGTTAAAGCTTTTGATTTAGATGAAGATGGTAATTATGGGTACCGTTTTAAATTCCATAGTAAGATTTGGAATTACTTTAATAAGCCATATGAGCGTTGGGGCACATACTACACTGTTGATACAAGCAAGTGGAATGAAGAGTGAGACAACCTATTCATGGGGCATTTGAGTCATACCTGCAGCCAGATAGTGGGGTATGGGACTGGAATGAATCACTACAATCTTGGGAAGAGTTAGATAATTATAAACTACAAGAAGCCCTAACGATTTCTGGATATCCAAGAAGTGGAAATACTTTTATTAATCATGCATTCTTTAAGATGTATGGTCTTGCTCATATAAATTTTAATCGTCACACTGTAAAAAGTATTGCAGAAAGAGATCACACATTTGTTCCATTTAGACATCCTCTTGAAGCAATAAGTTCTTGGCATATATACCAACAGGTGCACTTTTTAGATATAAGGTTTATTGAAAATGATATAAAATTTTACAACAGGTTTCATGAAGAAGCATTAAAAATGAAAGATAAGATAACTTTTCTTGACTTTGATTTATTTAAAAATAACTTAAAATACTTGGAAAATAAAGTATCAGATCTTTATGGTGTTATTGCAAAACCAGTTGCAGATTATGAAATAAAAGATTTTATGGCCCATAGGAAATTAAACCTAAACATACCCCGCAATGATGGTGAGATTAAACAAGAAGTAATGGCTTTTGTAGAAAAGCAGTATCTATACAAAAAATCTTTAGATCTTTACAATCAAATCAAGGAATCATCTATTTAACTATAAGCGATTGATCTGCTTGTTTATAAACTCCAAGAATTTACCAGTAATTAGTGCAAACCCTAGCTCAGGCTTAGCATTAACACATTCTGGACTGACTATATACTTTGCCCACTCCTTTACAGATGCCTTGTTCTTGCCTGCTGTATCTGCTAAAAGGTAGGATACAATCCCTAGAGGGTATGCTCCAGCCTCTTTGGTAGAGTAGTCGTAGGTAAGTATATTGTTTGAGTCTATTGAGGCTTCTCCAAGGAATGCTGATACATTTGCGCTATTAGGCTCAACAAAGTTACCAGAAGCATTTCCTATGTTTGCCACCTTAAGGTTAAAGAACTTGGCAAAAGAAACCTCTGCATATGTAATAGAATACTTAGTCTTTGATGCAAGTGTTGCTACACCCTGTGACTGATTTGCTCCAGAGATTCTTCCTATGTTATTTACATCATTAATGTTATTTGGAAATGATGTTGAAAATGAATCAGAGACGGGCTTAGTCCATGTATTAGGAGAAAAGGCCTTCATATATCTAACAAAATTATTAGTTGTGCCAGAGTTATCTAGTCTAAAAATAACTTTAATTTTTTGGTTTGGCATAGTGTATACAATGCTTTTGGTTGACGTTCTTAATACTACTGGGCTGCCAGCCTTATCTTTAATTAGATTACCAGTTGCATCTTTCTTATATACTACCTCTTTAATTTTTATATTGTTGTCAGCCTTAATAGCAGGATCATTCCACATTGTTATTTCTCCCGCAAAAATCTTAGCGACTGTAGTTGATGATAGATAAACCTGTCTGTTACCTGGCAGGTTGTGCATAACGGCAATAGGTGCTGCAACTACTGGAATATGAATAATTGATGGCTTCTTAGTTGATGCAGTATGAGCTGAGTCTGAAAACCAGAAATCACCAATGCCTTTGTCAGATGAGGTCTTGCCAGCACCAGAACCGTTGGCTGAGTATGTTACTAAATTGCCTGTGTTCCTAGCATAAGATGATCTGCATTCGTCAATGAGGTTGGCTGGGAAAGATGCACCATTGCCAACAATATTTTCTGCTGCAAAGGCTGGGGTAGAAATAGATAGAGCAGCAACTACTGCCATTACGATAAGTTTAATTCTCATAATAAGAGTATATAGTAAATAAACTATATTATGATAAAAAATAGGCTCATTTTACCAAATGTTCACCTAATGTTCTACTTGACATACCTGTAGCCAAGCTGTATAATAAAAGTATGACAAACCAAGAAATAGCAACACTGTTAGATCAAGAATCCTATCGCATTTGGGACACTACTAAGGTTATTAAGAATCAAGACTACCATGATGGATTAGTTAAGGGACTTAAGATGGCATCTAAATTGGTGGCTAAACTGTGAAGATTAACTATGGAACACAAACCGCTAGCTATTCTTTAGGAGTATACGTTCACAACTGGGGCTATCCAATTAAACATGAGTGGGAAATTGGGCTATACTTATTTAAGTGGTATATAGGATTGGATTTTTTTAAATGAGTTTAGATGACATGATATTGAGAGAAGAGATTGCAAGGGCTATTGAGGCTATTCCAATTGAAGACTCTGTTACTAATGCACTTGGCATGCGTATACTTGCTGCTAAAGTTGCAAGGGGACAAGACAATAATCTGTCAAGCATATTTGAACAGCAGATAGACTTTGAATAAACATTACGATATACCAGATCCATTCCAAACCTTTATATCCAAGAAATATGCTAACGCTAAAGGATACATGCATGACTTCTTTACTGGAGAATGGTCTTATAAGTGTTTAACTTGTAAGGATGATCTTTCTGGTCCATCCCGCAAAATATTGACAAAGATTAGATTGTTTCATACAAGAAATGAGTGCTTGGGTGGATACTAAATAAAAACGTCTTCAAGGCATCTATTACAAAACCAGTCAGCTGATCCTGCAGACTTTCTAGCGCCACCATAAACAACTTCATTGTTATCTACCTTATCAATAACTTCCCCATACATATATCCGTATACTATGGGTATTAGCCAATGGTCGCATTCATACATAATATAATCATACCACACTTGCAATACCGCTGATTTTCTGGTATGATATATATATGGAAACAAATGGGTGGACTAAAGACTTAGATGATGAGCAAAAGACATATGTCATGGATCTCATTATTACTACTGTAAAAGAAATCAGAGAGCAGATTGCTCAAGATATTGAGGCAACTGTTCCTGTGTGGCAGGGCCTAGGTTTTATGAAAAGTCGTAGAACTAAAGCTGCATTTAAGGTCTGTGCTGCTATTGCAAGAGGCCAAAATGAAAAGGTAGGGGAAAATAATGAATAAACGTATCTATATATGTGAAGATCCAGAGTGTGGGACAAAGATTACTATTGAAGCTAAAGGTGATTTAGCTGAATCTATCATATGTCCATGTGATAAAATAATGCCAACCATTGGTGCATAAATGTGGTCATGGATTTTGGCTGTAATAGGTGTAGCTGGCATCTATTTTGTTGGTCGTAAGACTATATGGGGCTGGCTTATTCTATGTGCAAATGAGATCCTGTGGATTACATATGCATTAATAACAAAACAATATGGTTTTATATTTTCTGCTATTGCTTATGCAGCAGTATATATTAAATCATTTATACATTGGCGTAGAGATGATGCGGAAGGAGTAACACAATGATTGAGTTAATTCTTTTATCTGTTGGAGCATTTGCACTTGGGTATGCAGTTTCATATTTAGTAATGACATTTGGTATTAAACAAGATAAGTAATTGTTTGGCTCCAGTAGCTCAGTTGGTTAGAGCCCCAAACTCATAATTTGGTCGTCGTAGGTTCAAGTCCTACCTGGTGCACTATTGGTCTGTAGCTCAGTTGGTAGAGCGCCGAACTGTTAATTCGGATGTCACAGGATCGTGCCCTGTCAGACCAGCAATGCGAAAGTAACTCAATGGTAGAGTACTACCTTGCCAAGGTAGATGTTGCGAGTTCAAATCTCGTCTTTCGCTCCAAGCCTTTATAGCTCAGAGGAAGAGCGGACGGTTTCTACCCGTTAGGTCGGAGGTTCAAATCCTTCTAAGGGCACAAAAAACAGAAAAGCCAGCCTATTTCTAGACTGGCAATCCTGAAAGTAAATATTAATTTACTTGGTTATTTTTTCCACCACCAGAAGATTTAGCCTTCTTTGCAGCAGCCTCACGAACTGTTGAGGCTTTCTTTACAGGTGGCTTAGCAGCCTTCAGAGCCTTTTCTACGGAGCTAGCATCTGGCAAGATACCAAAAGCCTTGTCATTAGGGTTGATTGCTCTAATTGCAACGGGTGCAAGTGCTGCAACAAGTGCAGTCCATAGATCCTTTGGATCTGTCACGCCTGCCATGTATAGGGCAAGACCTGAAGCAAGGACTGAACGTCCGTATGAAGCAAGTAGTGCCTTTAGTTGTGTTGTATTCATTTTTTCCTCCTAGGATATTTGATCATTTTTTATCACTATGAGACTGACTATATTTTAGTCAGACCCAATTCTCTGTATTCTTTTATAAAAGATATTAATCTTTCTCTTTCTTCTTCTTTATTAGCATTCATTAATATTTCATTAATACCTTTTTGTTTTAATTCTTTAATAAAATTGTCAAACTCTTCGTAAGTAAAGTATTCAATATCTGTTATCTTACTTTGTTTTTCTCCATCTTTCCAAATTGGTCTTTGTGCATACTCGTTAGACCTATCAAGATCTTCCTTTGTTTTTCTTATTATTGGTGTTATTGCCAACATTATTTTTCTATTATCAATATTAAAACTATTTCCAGGATCTTCTCCACGCCCTTCACGAATTACAGTCCAGCGACCATTTTTATAATCTCTATAAGGCAAAATAATTTTATTATCATTTACTGCTGTTGCATTAAAAACATACTCGTTTGTTGTTGATGTATAAAAATCTAAGACTGGTTTTGTTTTATTTCCAGGCATGGTGTTAAGAATGTTAACATACTCTATAAGATAGTTAGACCTATCAATACGATCAGACTCATCATTTATGTTGCCAAGAATACCGCCAAAAGATTTTTCGTGATCTTTTATATATCCAGATATCAGGTTAATCTGTACTCTGTTTGGCATAATTAAGCTTAATGATTTGTTTATCATACAAAGATATTGAGGAGAAATAGTGTGGGGTCTAATTGCAACTAAATATTTAATCTTTTCGTTGTGTTTAATATCTCTTGCTATTCTAGTAAAAACATCACCCAATACTGCATCATAAACAAACATAACACCATCAAAGTGATGTTGCTCTAGTCTAGTGATCTCACCTTGTTTAAAGTTTCCACCAAAATAATAAAATTTCATATAACCATTATCTCACATATGTTGTTAAAAAAGAGTAACCTACCCAAAGACCAATGATTCCAGCTACGCCTGCAAATACTGGAGGTGCTGGAACTGGTAACTTAAAGGCTGCAAATACGATACCGCATCCAAACCCTGTAAGTGTTGATAAAATTATATCTTTCATTGTGTCTCCTCAACTGGCAATAGCTTCTTTAGTTCTTTATATTCTGATGATATTTTTTTCATTGAATGATAATGTGGATAAGCTGAACCAACTTCACCATATTCATCAAAGTATGCTATCTCTGGTTCAACCTCATTTACAAAATGAGAAACTCCTTTTTGAATATCTTCAATATATTCATATGCCCAATCACGAGAATCAGAAAGAAATTTAATAAAGTTTTCTTTGTGAACATCATTGTTTAAATCATCATTGTTCTTTAATGAAGAAAGACTTTCAATTTTTGAATATGCTACAGATAATACTTTTACTGCATCTCTTAGTTTTAATATCTTTAATAATAAAAATATACTAAGGATAGATGGAGCTATCGCTATAAAGGATAATGCTATGTTCATTGTTGTCATTTAATTGCCTCTCTTGATACTAAAACTATTGCGCCTTCCATCTCTAATGCTTTTTTTAACTGAACCACATATTGTAATGCTTCTATTTTTTCATTATGTCCCATTTTAAGAAAATGATATTCATTCAACTTGATTGTTAAAAAATGCTCATTGTCAATTAGCTCTACCTGAAAATTTTTAGGGGAAATTATAGAGTGAAAAGCTCTACGCATATTATCTGTGTACATTATTTTTTATCTTTTCTATCTACAAAGTTAAAGATATCTTCCAATGATTCCCAGCCAAGATCTTCAACAACTTCTAATGCTGCTAAAAATATGTCCCAGGTTTCATATACATATTGTTTAGCTAACTGTGTTGGCTCTACAAGCTCATTATCAATTAAAAATGCAATAGGCAAACCAATATCGTTATACTCAATAAAATCTTTAAAGTATTTATCATTCTTATAGTCCATCCATAGTTCACCAAGAATTGAACAGATTGATTCAAAACTACTTACTTGGTGTCCATTGTTAGAGTTTTCCATACTTCACCCCACTGCTCCTTTGTTCTATGCTTACTAAACTCTCTAGATATTTCGCCATTTTCTAAGTATATACCGCCCCAAATTCCCCACTCTTTTCCTGATACTCCATTAGCAAAGCATACTTTTTGAACTGGACAGGCCTGACAAAGATTATCTATTATTGGTCTGATTAGTTCATCATCTTCATATTTATCAAAAAATAAATTTGTATCCATATCAAAGCAGGCGCCATTATCTTTCCATAGGTGCTGCTCCATATCTACACCTTATATCTATTTGGAATATCCCAGCCATTACGATCAGGTACAAATGTTTTTGCCAGATACCATTTGCCTTTACGATAGATTCCATTGATTGCAGTCTTGGCAATATCAGACTGTTTAGTTTCTACAACTGTCCAACCATCCCAGTGTAGATTATAGTTCTTTGAAACAATTTTTTCCATTGTTTGCAAATTATTGACGATCATTTTTTACCCCTTAGTATCTGAAAATTCCTACTTCAATATTATTTTTTTCAGCAACTGACACAAGCTTTGATAAAGGTTGTTTAGGTTTGCTTAAATAAATAAGATAGTTTACGTGCAATATGTTTTCTTCAACCCATGATGTAGGTGCTTTAAAGAATTTTATTTTTCTGCCACGAGATTTAAAACCACGTTCAGACAGATTACAAAACTCAGACACAAAAGAATTAATAGCAGCAGGTCCTGCAGCATATACTGTTAATTCTTTATCTCCTTCTTTCATCCCAGAAAGAGCAACACCCATAGCACGAAGAAAGACTTGGTAGTCATTAAAGTCAGTTGTTCCATGCACCGCTACTATCATCAGAATTTCCATTCTTTAAGCTATCCAATATGAATAGCATTTTATCAATATCCCGCTTTGACATATTGTTTGTATCAACTGGCCTTACAGTATCTGGATTTACTAAACCTTCTACTGTATCTGCCACATAAAACATATTGTCATGTACCCAATATGCCTGACCTTCTATTATTAAAACCTTCACCGTATTACTACGCATATGCTTTCTTGCTTGAGAAAGCGGTTTTGGTATTTCAAAAAGATCTTTTGGAATAAAGTTTTTTACTATTTGATGTATATCGCTTTGTGTATATACAACCTTAATAAAATACTTTTTACTTCTTTTTACTGCTATTATAATTATAGAGGATGTAACAAGCAATGTCAAGCCAATGGCTAATATATATGTCATACTCTCCCCGTTAAATAGACTAATCTTTCTTAGGATGTTTTACAGTATAGTTATCAATAATAGATTTTATAGTACCATTTTTGTTTAAACGGACAATTTTTCCATCTTTGATCTGTGTAGCATTAAAAGATCCAGCTTTTCTTTTTGGCATTATTACTCAACATTCTTTTTAGTTTGAAATATTTGTATTAGTTGCTGGGATGTTGTATGGTCTTTTCCAAAATCAGCAAACAAAGCCTTATCTTTTTCACGATTAACAATTCCTCTTGACCAAGAGAATCCTGCGTCTCCACCCCATGCAAGCCACATAATGTATCCATTAGAAGGATTTGCTGTGTTTCCCCAGTCCTTGCCCTTTTTGTCTACTTCATGACGTGAGAAATATGAGTACATTCTCTTAACTGTACTAAGAGATATTGTTTCTCCTCTTGCTAACTGCCCTGCACGAGTCCAGCCAACTGCAGTACCTGCACCAGTTGCTTTGCCATCTTCCTTAAACTTAATTGCTCTACGAGCAGCAGATCTTGCTCCTGCTGGTGGAGAATAACCTTCAGCCTTTGACAATGAATCTGTTTCGTATTCAACTGTATCATCATCTTCAAATAAATCATTTGCTTTTGCAGCAGGAACACAGTTAGGAACTGGTTTACCATTTTTACCTGGCTTCATTCCACGCTGTACATATCCATCCCAGCATGGTGCTTTCTTGTTCATTTCTTCTCCACAAACTGGACAGTCTGGACAGTCAACATTCATTTCTTTACATGTTTCACATCCACAACCTTCGTATGCCTTGCTAACTGACGATGAATCATTGCAACAGTGTGACTTACCAATTGATGAATCATACATTGCCATTGCCACTTCTGAATCCATTTCTTTTTCTTTCATAGAGTGATTATTTATATCAATAATTTCAGCATCCTTGTACATCATTCCAATGCTGTATGCTGTTGGTTCCCATGTACCGTCTTCTTCTTCGTAAATTCTAACAGCCATTGCTGGGTTTTCTGGTGGCATTGATTCAATTGCATACTCTGTTCCAGGAACACCATAGGTGCCACCTTCACTCATAATATGCTCTACCATGCCATGAATCATACCCTCTGATGTCATGCCCATAACAAAGTCGCCTTCTTTTATCATATACTGATTATATCAGAGTTCTTGTTTGCCTACTACCCTTTTAAGCTCTTGTATAGACCATTTTTCTTGCTTGGAAAGCCTACTCACTTCTTCTGGATTGTATGCCTTTTCATTTAACGATATAAGTGGATCATCTTTAAAGAAATCTATATCTACATACCCTTTTTCCCATAGAGCCATGAGTTCATCATTAACAAAATTTAAGTGATCATTATATAAATCAGGCATAAGTTCTTTAACTTTTGGGGTAAACAAATATAGCATTTCTCCAGTCTCAGGGTCAACTCCTGCAACCTCTAAACCACCCTCAAGAATTAAGTCATCTATTATCTGACTTATAGCATCATCATCAAACATCCGTGAAGTCCAAGAATTCTTGACGAGTTTTTGCACCATTCATTCTTTTAACTTCTACGCCATCTTGAATTAATATATATGTTGGTATAGATTTAATTCCAAACTGTTCTGACAACTCTATCTCTGTATCTACATCAACGTATAAGAAATCAATCATTCCTTCACGCTTAAGCTCATCTGTAATTGGCCTAGTGCGTTGGCAAGGATTACACCAGTCAGCAGTAAAGTATAGTACGTGCTTCACTTACCAGACTTCTTTCTAACTTTTGCAAGCAGGGCAAAGTCTTTAACCTTTGTGTCTCCAAGATATCCCCAAGCATAACCATCATTGATCATCATGTCATTAAGAGATACAGTGTTTCCATCTATATATACCCAGCCTAAAATGCGACCATACTTCTCAGATGAGTCCATCTTTTCAGTCTTGATCACAACAGACTTAGCATCCTTAAGAGACTTCTTTAAATACTCCTTGGCTTCTAGCCCTAGAGCCTTCTCAGCAAGATCCTTTGTGCGGGACTCTGGGGTATCAATACCAGCCAATCTAACACGAGATGCAAATAGGATATCAAACCCCAAATCAATAAGAACGTCAATGGTATCTCCATCTACTACATTCTCTACTTTTCTTACATAGTATTCATACATTATTTTCTCCCCCATTTAACTTTATTCCAACCACGCTCATGGAAGTAATAAAGAATTGTTTTTGTAAATACCTCAAAACTTGCGATTGCACCTGCTGTTACTGGCTCTTTGGTTATTACCCAAGAAATAACGAAGGTGTCTGCTGTCCCAATTATACGCCAAGTGATGGCCTTTAGTGCTGATCTTTGCTTGGATACATTCATGATGGCCACTCAATATTGTTTGGCTTGGTTATTAAGTTCCAGACTTTAGATACCCATTTCTTTACGTTTTTGCGTAGCCGATATAGCATGAATGTCTGCCCCCAAATCTACTTGTTCAATCTTATATCCTACATCACGACCATAAACAATGTTAGTAATGTTAGGTA